CTTCACCAAGCAGTTCATGGCCGCGTGGGGGATCGATCCTACCTTCGCTTTGATCCAACATCTCCATGAGGTCAGCGACGAAGAGAAGAAGGTGATCACGGAGCGATCCAAGGCGACCGCCGACTATTACAAGCAGACCACCATTCTGAAGCAGGAGTGGGATGACTGGATGGATGACATCAAGACCTCCGCGCTCGCGCCGGATGGCTTGATCGTGGAAGGTCTCCAAGAGATCATCCGGTTGGTCAAGTTTCTGCATAACGTCAACGAGCCTTTGAAGCCAGGACAGCGTTCGAAGAGCTGGGATGACATCGGAGAGGCGTGGCATAAGGCCGGTGAGACGGATAAGCAGAAGGAGGAGGAGCACCGCAAGCAACAACAAATTCCGTTGACCGCTGAGGCTCTGAAGAGATATGGCCAGAAGGGTTTGGCCGATCAACTCGGGCTTGGAGATATTCCAAACGCGGGCAAGCCGGGCCAACAGCCAGCGGTCGGAGGCGTGGCCCATCTGTTATCCACGATGGGTGATACGACGGAGAATTACGCCGACACGATGAAGGATAACACTGGCCAACTCAAGAGGTTGAACGACTATCTCGCCGTCCAGCAACTCGGGATCAGAGGTGAGGCCGGAGGAGGAGCGGGGGCTGGTCCAGGTGGTGGCGCTGCTCCAGGAGGTGGAGGCGGCGATGGCGGCGGTGGTGGCAATATCGCATCACAAGGCACCGTGCCGCAGAGCATGGGCGGCGGTGGCGGAGGCGGAGGCGGAGGCGGAGGCGGAGGCGGTGATGAGGCCACGGGTGGTGCGGCTGCGCAACCCGCCGGTGGTGGCGCCGCGGCTCCCAGCGGTGGCTCTGCCCCATTGAACGCCCCCGAGCTGGATACTTTCACCAAGGGCGCGAGGGCCAGAGGAGTGCTTGGCGCTACAACTCCAGAGGCGACCGCCGCCAACATGGCTCAGAAGTTCGGAGAGGGGACTGGCGGTGGTGGCACCGACACAGTTCAGGGTGAGGGAGCCGCGGCCCTGTTGGCCAGGAAGCGAGCCGGATTTAAGGAGCAGTTGAAGGACCCAGAGACCCGCAAGCTGCTCGGCGCAGTGATCAGCTCTGAGAACGTGGGAGCAGGCTCGGCCGTTGCAGAGAGCCTGATGAACCGAACTGAATTGGTGAACGCCTCTCGCGCCAAGCGAGGACTGAAGCCACTCACGCTCAAGCAGATGATGGGCACCTACGGTCACAGCTTCTACGGTCCGATCAAGCACGGCTACATCGGAGAACATCTCCAGAAGATGAATGACCCGAAGTACGCCGCGGAGATGAACAAGAGGATCGATGCGGCGCTCGGCGGTGCAAATACGATCAAGAGCTACACGGACCAAGGCAGCAAGGGTGACCCGAATTATGAGGCCGGTGGGATCGGCGTCAATATCAACAGAGAGCGGTTCAATGATTGGGGTTATCCAGGTTCGGTGGAGTGGAGGAAGGCGCGACAGGCAGAGTTGGCCAAGGCCGATGAGACCGCAGACCCGAAGGTGGCTGCCGCCGCTATCGCCGATAGAGCTATGGTCGACAAGCGGTCGGTCAAGACGGTGAAGGTGGATGCGACCGGCAGCGTGAAGGTGAATGTGGCCAGCGCCGGAAGTGACGCCACGCTTGGCAGCGAGAAGCTGTTCAAGCCCACCGCTCCAGAGCGCCAGACCCAAATGGTAAGTGCGGCGACCGGTCCCAGCACTACCAACGTTAAAGATGGCGGCGTGGCCCCATGAGCACGATCAAGGATATCCACCTTCCGTTCCGAGATGACTGGGTCACGGCCACCTTCCGTAGCGCGCCGTTCTTCTGTGAGGTCAACAGCAGGGACAGCGGTCGCAGGACCGTTGAGCATGAGTTTCCAAAGAAGGAGCTACCGTACGCGGAGGACATGGGCCGGAGGGCGAAGCAGTTCACCATCAGGGCGTACTGCATCACCCATCCGTTCACCATGGAGGGTCCGTTCCTGGACGGTCTATATAATGTGGACTATCGGGTCACCAGAGACGCGCTGATCATTGCGTTGGAGCAGCCCGGGCCGGGCACGCTGATCTTCTCGACCAGACCGTCTGAGAATGTTGTCGTCACGAGATACAGGCTGACCGAGGAAGAGAAGCTAGGAGGCTACTGCACGTTTGACATAGAATTTTCTGAATTTGGTCTACCTCCGCAGTATCTCACGCCTTCGCAGAATACGAATACCGTGCTGAACTCTGCCGCAGATACACTCAGAGATCAGATCAAGAATGGCATGGCTGGCCCCGATCCTCCGGCGGAGAACACCACATTTGCCAATCGTTTTCCCAGTCAACAAAAGATCAGGACGGCGAGGAGATAATGGAAAAGCCTGACGCTATTGAGGCCGAGGGGATCGTGCAGCGGCTGTTGGCCAACCTGCTCGGGTGCATCGTTGACAAGGCAGCGGCCGGCATCCAGGCCAAGATGGTGATCGGGTGGGTGGCTGCTAATGCGCGAATGCTGCTCTACTATGATCAGATGGGTGCGCCGCTCGATATGTGTTTTGATCTGGTGCGCCAGGCCGGCAGTGACCTCCCGCACATGGATGAAATCAGAGTGTTGTTGGACGTGGAGACCCCAACGACGCTAGGGGCAACCATGATCAGAGATCGCAGCATCATGTTCGCGCTGTGCCAAGAGGGCAAGATCATCTCCAACATGACGTTCGTTAGCCGCCAGGATATCGATGATCTGATCGTCCAAATCCAGATACCGTTTAACACGGCGGAGGAAGTGGCCGCCGATACTATGGATCAGATGGACTACCAGGGCATCATCGAGCTCAGGGCAGCGATCGTGAACTACCTCGTCTCGACCAGCAGGCCGCTGCCGAGCATGTTGACGTACCAGTTCGCCAAACCTCTCCCGTCCCTGGTCATCTCTCATCGGCTCTACGGTGACGCCAGCCGCTACGATGAGATACGAGCAGAGAACAAGATCGTCCACCCCGCGTTCTGCCCGGTAGAGGGCCAGGCCCTTTCTGCATAATAGGAGTGGATGAATGGATGGAGAAGTCACGCCAATTCGCACGCCGAGCCAAGAGGAGCCGGTCGGTAACGCGTATTCGATACCATCTCGCCCGATCAATTCCAGAGTGCCGTACGAACAGGCCACGTTGATCGTGGATGGAGTGGACTTCCAGGACTGGGAGACGGTGTTCGTCCAGCTTCGTTGGCACGACAGTTGGTCGTACTTCAGATTTACAAGTGTGGAGAGAGATACACCGACTGGTCCAGGAGGCCAGTACCGAACTCACTTTTACGCCCAGTTCATGCCGGGTAATATCACCCAGATCAATCTGGGCGGCGTGGATGTGTTGAGAGGTTACATAGAGACGAGGCAAGTTTCATACGATGCGAACCAACATGGCATCGAGCTCCAGGGCAAGAGCTGGACGGCGCCGATAGCCAGGAGCAGCGTCAACACCAAGAGCGGAAGCTTCGATGGCATGACGTGGTTGCAGGTGGCCGAGAAGGTGGTCAGCCCCTACGATACCAAGATCATTCCGGTTGGCAGTCTGAACAGCATCCCATTCGACAAGCTACAGAACCAACCCGGAGAGACCATCCACGACTTCTTGGAGCGGATCGCCAGACCTCGAGGCATCATTCTCGGGAGTGACAGCTGGGGCAACTTCCTCGGGATCGGCGATCACCACATGCCGATCATAAATACCCAGTTGATCGAGGGCGAGAACATCAAGAAGTGTCAGTGCATCTTCCATAAGGAGGAGGTGTTCAATCAATACAAGGTGATCGCCCAGACCGCAGCCGGCAGTAATGGCGTGATGGGCACTGCGGCTAGTGAACTCGAGGCGAGTTGGGGCGGTACGGGTTACAAGGGCAGCCTGCTGATCACGCCGTCGGAGCAGCCAGTCAAGACCGTGCAAGAGGTGATGGACCGCGCTAAGAACGAGGCGCTGTGGCACGAGGGGCCTCAGATCGACGTGACGATCGTGGTCCAGGGTTGGTTCAGAGATGATACGAATTTGTGGTGGCCAGGAGATAACGTGTTCGTCTATTCTCCGATGTGCCCATTGAACATGATGATGAAGATACAGACGGTCACGTTCACCCAGGATAACAACTCAGGGACCCAGACCCAGCTGGAGCTCAAGCAGCCGTGGGCGCTGAAGGACAACGCTCCGATGAACGTGGGCAAGAGCCCGGACACGTCTATACCAGATCAGCTTCCCGGTCAGACCAATCCAGGTGACGCGATCCAACCAGTGGAGTGAGATCATGCACAGGGCAACGCCACTCAACTCCTCGTTCCGAGCCTATGTGGCCGGAGGAGCCAGGGTCACCGTGCCAGAGGTCGATGACCAGCAGTTCATGCAGGAGAGCAAGGGCAACTTCATGGCCAACGAGAGCCGGGAGAAGGTCGAGGCCCCGCAGAACTATGGCTTCACCAGTGTGGTGAGGGACGCAGTCAAGGGAGCGGATGGTAAGATCCAACAGAGCGCTGAGACTTTCGTTCATTTCATGGGAGGCAATCGGAGCTTTCCTGTGTTCGGGAATATGGATGATCGTCGCTTCCGCCTGTATCAGCTGCAAAAGGGTGATACGGCGATGTTCGACTATCTCCAGCACCAGCTCCACATGAATACGGATGGCATCTTCGTCACTGGGCGCACCGATAAGAAATTGAAACTCCAGTTGGTCGATCCTCCGCAACAGCAGCAGGGTGGCGGCGCCAGTGCTCAGACCACTGATGCCAGCGGTGGCGGAGGCAGCAGCGGTAGCAGCGGTCAGTCGCAGATGGGACAGAAGCAGCGATACAAAAATTCTACGAAGCAATACGTTGAGGTGACCAAGGACAACACCAACGTCGTCCACGACCAGACCATCAACTACAAGACCGGGGTGCACAGCTTCCAGCCGCCAGAGAGTGGAGGTGGGACCTCCAGAGCCAGTGGGTCTCTGGTCCAAATCTTCGGAGACAAGTTCACCGGAGGCATGGGCTACTTCATGAAGCAGGTGACTGCGGCTCCTCCGGCGTCTTCGATGCATTTGACCACCAAGGGTTACGTGGACAGCATCATCCAAGGATTGGGCTTTCAAATCCCATCTATTCCCAATCTGCCGATGCCGCCGCTGCCTCCAGACATCACGTTGCCACCCGGCGTGACCCTGCCGCAGGAAGCTGAGCCATTACACGACGAACCGATCGGGCCGACGTGGGTCGGTGAGCTCTCTCACCGGCTCGTTGATATCGAGGCGAGGCTCGGCGCCATCGAACAGAGATTAGACGCGATCGAGGCACGGTGATGACAACTCTGCCCGTCGATATCCGCACCGTCCAGAACACCCAGTTTCCAAAATACTCGGTGACGATCGACTGGGCGTTGCTTCCGAACGGAGAGCTCGATGATAGCATGGCACTCGCCACGGCGGTCGTCGTTGCATTGGGTACGGACGCGTTGGCGAGTGAGGATGATCGTCTGCCTGACCCGGACAGCACCAATCGTGAGGGGTGGTGGGGGGACTTCGATGGAGATGTAATCTGGGACGCGTGGCCGATCGGGACCAAGCTGTGGCTGTTAAGGAGGGCCGCGCTTGACAGCACCCAGTCCAGGTTCGGCAACACCCAATCCTGGGCGATGAACTACATCAGGGATGCCATCCAGCCGTTCGTTGATCGCAAGATCGCCAGTCGGTACCAAATACTCTCGATGAGGATCAGCAAGCAACAGCTCAATGCCGTGGTGCGCATCTATCGTGGACCTCGAGCGGCCATCGACCTCATGTATCAGATGCTCTGGCAAGGGATCACGCCATAATGCCTTGGAACACTCCTACGTTGAGGGAAGTCAGATCGCTGGTTAGGGACAGCGTTCACGGCTCGCTGCCGGGCAGTGACGCGACTATACCGAACAGCGTGCTGCGGGTCATGAGCGATACCCAGGGCGCGCTGTGCTTCCTCACGTTGGAGTATATTGATTGGCTGGCACTCCAGCTCCTCCCGGACACCGCAGAGACGGAGTGGCTGGACCGCCACGGCAACATCTGGCTGGTCAACGCGGACGGGACCACCGGAAGGAAGCAGGCCACCATGGCCACGGGCACGGTCGCCGCCACGGGGCTGGACGGAAGTCCCATCCCGGCCGGCGCGCTGCTTGGCGCCGGTACTCAGAACGCCACCTATCAGGTCACTGTGCAATCGATCGTTGGGTCTGGACCCACGATCGTTCCGGTGACAGCGCTGGACCCTGGGACCATTGGCAACATGGAGCCGGAGGACAGTCTGGCCTTCCTCGTTCCACCTCCGGGCGTGGACGGGCAAGTGACCGTGATCGAGCTGGAGAACGGCGCCGACACGGAGACCGACGAGGAGCTGCGCACCCGTATCCTGCGGCGCATCCAGCAGCCGCCGATGGGTGGAGATGCCACCGACTACGAGGCTTGGGCGCTGGCCGTCCCAGGAGTGACCAGGGCGTGGTCCTCTCCCAACGAGATGGGTCCGGGCACATGCACGGTGCGGTTCTTGATGGATGATCTGAGGGCCAGCGATGACGGGTGGCCCACCCAGTCGGACATCAACACCGTGGCCGACTACGTGGACAAGATGCGGCCGGTCACCGTGAAAGACATGTACGTGATCGCGCCAATCAAACAATTCCTTGACCTCACCATTCAGGACCTCGTTCCGAACACAGAGGAGTGCCAGGCCGAGATCGAGCTTTCCGTTAACAATATGCTCAAGGTGAAGGCCGCTCCGGGCCAAACCATCTTTGCCAGCTGGACCAACTATGCGATCATGAACGCACCGTCAGTGATATCGTTCAAGCTGGTCACCGATCAAGACTTCGTGATGGACAATCCCGGCAGCATGGCCGTGCTGGAGACCATCCTCTATGAGTGACCGCCACGTTCGCAGGAGTGGGAGTGACTACCGGGAAGCCTTCTTCTCGCTGCTACCCCACGGCCAGGCGTGGCCGAAGCACTCCTTGGAGAGCGTGCTGTGGGGGACGTGCGACGGCCTCTGTGAGTATTGGGGATTTGTGGACAGCAGGGCGGCCGACCTCCTGGAGCAGGAGAGTGATCCGAGGACCACCATAGAATTGCTGCCGGACTGGGAGCGCAACTGGGGACTGCCGGACCCGTGCTATACCGCGCCGCAGACCATAGGTGAGCGCGAGAAGGCCTTGGTCCTCCGCATGACCCTGATGGGTGGCCAGTCCCGCCAGTGGTTCATCGACTTCGCCGCGTTCATCGGTTACGACATCACTATCACGGAGTACCGTCCGTTCATGGTCGGGCTGGATCGTTGTGGAGACAACCGGGTGTATGGGGACGGCTCCAACCCGATGTTCTCGGACATGTTCGTGCGCGGCTATCTGCCGATCATCGACCCAAACGGAGAGCGGGTCAAGAACGGCGAGATCAGCGAGTATCCCAACTATGGGCTCGGTGATCCGGTCATGCGATACTACTGGACCGTGCATGTCCACAAGACCAGCCTGACCTGGTTCAGGTGTGGGGGAGGAGGCGGCCAGACCGGCGTCGATCCTCACCTGCGGATCGGTCATGCCACCGACCTGGAGTGCATCTTGGCCAGGTGGAAGCCGGCCCACACCATCATCGTGTTCGATTATTCTGGCCTCACACCCGGCGACCCGATGGCCGGGACACCGTAAAGGACGAGCCATGCTATACAACCAGCCCTACGGCGTCAGCGATACAAACGCTCCGTACATCAACGGTGATCCTTCGGTCGGACAGGCTGGCTCTATCCCGCCGGCCGCGAGCATAGAGTTTCCGCAGCGTGAGATCGTCAATCTGATCACCGACGTCAATATCGCACCACCCAGCAATGCCGACCTCCACCAGCTCGGCAGGGCAATCCAGTCCTCGCGCCTGAACTACTCTGCGGACGCCGGCACGGCTAACGCATACGTGGCCACGCTCGCCCCGGCTCCCAACGATTACTACGCCGGCATGGTGGCCAGGGTCAAGATCGCTAACAGCAACGCCGGTGACAGCACGCTGGCGCTGTACCCGCTGCCTCCCAAGCACGTGGTCAGACCAGACGGCACCAACCTTCAGCAATACGATTTGATCAAGAACCAGGTGGCCACGTTCGTTTATGATGCCGTGCAATGGGTATTGTCTGGCGTCCAGGCCGCGGCCTCTGGCGGTCCGATCTATCTGACCGCGCCGCTGGACTACTACGTCGATGGTAACATCGGCAATGACACGTTCGACGGCTCGCAGGCGGCGGTCGGGACTGCTCCGAAGGGACCGTTCAAGACCCTCCAGCGCGCATCCAACGCCGTCTCGAAGTTCAACCTCAATGGATTTAACGTCACGGTCCACGTCGCCGATGCGGCCAACTACAGCCAGTGCATCCTGCCTGCGGCCTCGGGCCAAGGTACGATCTTGTGGCAGGGCAACAAGGCGTCTCCGCAGAACTGTCTCATCTCGTGTGGAAGCAATACCGTCCAGCAGGTTTGCTTCGTC